CGCTGCTGCCTCATATGCGGCTTGCAAAGCTCGGTATTCACGGACGCCGATGTTTGTCCGGTCGTCAGTCAATCCGACGCGCTCACCGTAGGCAATGTTTCGTGCGTGGCCGTCAATGGTCACGTTGAACTCGCCCATAATGTCCATGAAGAAGGACGTGATTTTCTGACCTTTCAGCATACGTTTTGCGCCGTCGTAGTCCGGACGCACCGCCAAGATGTCCCATGCCTTTGCCTTCATTTTGTGATAGGTCGAGACTTTCACCGAGTCTATGTCATCACCATTAATAAAGGCACCGATTAACGCGTCAGCATTTGTCACATTGCGTGACCATTTGTTGTTAGGTGAAAGCGCCGCGATGACTGCCGCCACAATGTAAACCGCAACATCGTATTTCAAGGCGATGAGATATGCTGCCTTCTGTGCGTTGTCATACCACAACAAACCTTCCGCGTGCTGTGTTTCGTCAGCGTCACGATAGACGCAAGTGATATTATACATCATGCGTTCGTGATCGAATTGCGTGGCTTTTACTGTCATGTTATCACCACCTTTTCGTCATTAAATGCCATGACTGTCGCGTCAGTTTCCACCCATACACGCGCGCCGCAGTTCAGCGGCTTGTCTGGTGAATAGACAACGGACGACGGCCCGTCGATCTCGACGCGGCTGGCGTAGTAATTATTTTTGGATGTTTTAACCGTGATTGCCGGATCATTCGTGCCATTCTTTTTGTTGGCGCGGATGACGTGCTGATTTATGTGGATTCGTTTTTTCATTTGTTCGGCTTCCTTTCGTTAGAAAACGATGCCGAAAACCTACCCGCGCCGTCGGTGCTAGTCAACAGGTTTATTTTCTCGCAGCCAGCACGACGGACAACGAAGCTGTCCGCCATTTTCTTTGGTCATGGCCGGTTCGCCGCACACATCGCACGGGTAGTCAGTACACAGGGTAGTCTTTGGTGTCGGTCGATTTGCCTTTGGTGTCGTCCGGTTTGCCATGTTCCTGCGGTTCGTTAGGTGTGATTTCATCGTCTAACCACTCCATGCGTAATTTGTTGTAGATGTCGATACACGATTCGCCGTGCTTCGCCGTCCACTCGTCACGGGTCATGCAAAAGGCGTCCTCTTCCATCTCGATTAGCCAGTCACTCACTCTTCCCATTTCGTGTACCTACCTTTCTTTCGTAGCGTTCAATAGCTGCTATAGTGTAATCAACCTGTGTGTATATTTTGTCGAGGTCTTCTGACATTATTTCAATATATTCCATCGCTTCCTTTGTCTGTGTCAATAGGGCGCGGAGACCTGCAGTAGTGACAGCTTTGGCGCGAAACATCTCGCCACTGCCGTCGCACTGTTCACACTCACCCATCACGCCGACAAGATCACCGCCACGGATGGGGTCGGGCCTAGCCTCTTCGTACTCGACGCCGCCCTCTCCGCCACAGTTCCAGCATCTACAGCGTTCTACCTTTGCCATCAACCAAACCTTTCGATAACACCAACGACGGCGTGGTACGCCATCCAACCCAGAAAGCCAAGCACACACGCAAACAGGAACATCTCAATGCCATCATGCGTGAGGTAGTATTCCACCGCCTTATCCCATAGCTTACTCATGCTCACCTCCATTGCCTCTGCCAAGTCCGCCGAAATACTGCGGCTTACGTTTTGCCGTCTCGAACACGCCCAGCGTGATAAATATGCCAGCCAACAGGATTGCGTGAACAAGCGCACTCACACCGAACACGACGATCGATCCCACCCACGACGAAAAGATTATACACCACATCCACGCAAGAACTTGCATGATCATGTGTCGGGTGTTGAGGTCAGGGATGTTGGACAGTGGGTTCTTTGCGCTGTCCATCACCAGTTGATAGAGCCTAGTCATAGTCTGTTTCCCATCGTTTCTTTGCCAAGTCGACAGCGGCAAGATGTAAATCTTCTTCCTTGTAGCTGTATGGATCGCCCGAGACAAAGAGGGGCCGTAGCTCCTCTATTGCCTCGTCGTACAAGCGCTCAAGAGTCATCTCGTTCTGATGATTACTCATCGCTTGGCACCTCTTCTTCGTACACATAGTCCCGATACCACATCTTGTTACCCTCACTGTCAACCGGCGGAGTGAACTTTAGCGTGTGATGCAGGAGATGTTGAAGATGTTCTAGCTTTCCCACGTCGGACATCCAGATGTCGTGACATTCGTGGAGCGTAGTGATCATGTTACGCAGATCATTGTGTGCCTTCAAAAGCTGTCGGCGGTCGTCGTCTTTTACGATTACTTCCATTGCTGTTCTCCTTGTTGCGATACGTTACCTATGCACATAACGTACACCGTCGTCAAGCACAAAAAAACGGGGCCAGTCGATGAAGACCAGCCCCGCTTACTTTTGCTACCAACAACAAAAGGAGAACTACCACACCTCGTATGGTATGCAGAGTTTTAACACCACTCTTTCATACCTGTCAAGCCACCATTTGCACTCGCGTTCAGATTTCGATACGAACACCGTAGACCACTTGGGGTAGTCGATATTGTGTCGTGACTTCACGCCGTTGCGTGGCGTCTCACCTAAGCGTACAGATGACAGGGGTGCCACTACTTCCCACCGTCCTGCCGACTCGACGACTTCAGGAACGAGACGCTCCCCCTTACGATCACGGAATGTTCGTTTCATCGACAAATCCCTCTGTGCGTATACACAGCACCTCTGTGTTCACTGGTACCATCTCCCAAAAAGTTTGAGTGGCTGCGACGTGACACTCTGCTATCGTGTCGTATGCGCCTACTTTTTCGAAGTCGAAGTCATCACTACTGTATGCTGTCACTAGTAGCAAAATCCATATTATCTTGTATTCCATCGTTCTCCTCTATCGCGTCGATGTAGATGTCAATCGATTCGCGTATGACATCAGCTACAGATATCTGTTCTCTGCTGTTTTCCTGTAACATCTTTGCGTGTCTGTCGAGTACGTCGTACTGTTTGACGGTCATCAACAACTTGTATTGTTTAGTAGGTTCATCGAGTTTTGCTGGTCGTGCCATCCTTCATCTCTTTTCGTTGTTCCTTTTCAATTTTCTTTCTTCGCTTGTCAGGTACAACCTTGTTACGATATTTATCATCCCTTAAGGATTTAGCTATCGGATTAATTTTATTAATCTTAGTCATAATAGGGGTATCCCTAAAGGGGTATTATACATAGGTTAGTTAGCGTAGCTGGGCTTGTCAAACAAAAAATGCTCTTGACCGAGTTACCGATGTCCATTACTGTCGCCAACATGAAATCACCAACGTGGCTCAAATCGTACGTCGAGGGACTCGACATCGTACCAAACACCAAGTACCGATCCGACTGCCCAGTCTGCGGAAAACGGAATACGTTTTCTGTGACGGACAATGGCCTACAGCGGCTATGGTATTGTTTTCATGCGGATTGTAACGTGTCGGGCCGAACGGGAGTGACGTTGTCGAAAGGTATGTCGAAAGACATATTCACACCTAAACACCAACCTCTTTCCATTACCAATACTTTTTCTGAATTTGAGATGCCGGACACGTTTGTATCGGTCGGTCGAAGCATCGACGCAGAACTCTATCTGCGTAGGGTGGGGGCGTACGATGCGTACCTCGCAGGTGCTGTAGACCTACGCTACGATGTTCGAATGAACCGTGTGGTGTTCTTGATACGGGACGGAAAGAAAGTTGTCGACGCGGCGGGGAGGTCGTTAGATGCAAGAAGACCTAAATGGTATCGTTACGCTAATAGTAAACACCCCTTCAGTTGTGGCTCACGATCCGATTGCATCGTTGTTGAAGATTGCGCTTCTGCTTGCAGTGCTTTCCCTGTTGCGACGGGGGTAGCCTTGCTCGGGACTAATCTTCTTTCACAACACATCGATGTGTTGAAACAATATGACAGAGTGTTCGTCGCACTCGACAAAGACGCTACGGACAAGGCAATCGGGATGGTGCGTACCCTACACACGCACGTTCCGACACGCCTGATGGTTTTACGGACGGACTTGAAGAACATGGAAAGGACACAACGACATGAGTTCATACGATCCTACTTCGATTGACGTGCAGGTGCTGGGGTTTTGCCTCGACATCGACTTCTTCACGAAGGTGTCGAACATACTCGACAGAGATATGTTCACGCGTGAGATGAAGGACGTGTACGACGCAATCGTATTCTCCCACACAAAATACGCCGCCACCCTAAATACGGCAGAACTGCTGTCCCTTTTCAACGACCGCAATCCGGCGATGCCTGACTCGGCGCGTGAGAAGGCACACGAGTTGATCACAGCCCTAGAGCCGGGTAGCCCCGACAAGCACGACCTCTACCTCGACTTGGTCAACAACTTCTGGTTGCGTGACCGTGCGCGTCAGATAGGTGAGAAGGCCATCGAAATCTTTACGGGCGAAAGCGAAGACTTCGGTGCCCTGCGTCAGATTATTGACGTTATCGAAGATGGTCGGATTTCTGACAAGACGACGTATCGTGTCGTCACGAACGACCTCGACGCCCTGATCGACGAGGAGGTGGGCGATCCCGACTTCCCTTTCGAATTCGAATTGATACGTGAGCATCTGCCCGGTCTCGACCGTGGCAACTTGGGTATCTTGTTTGCGCGTCCGGAGGTGGGTAAGACTACGTTTTGTTCGTTTCTTGCGGCGTCGTACGTCCGACAGGGCTTCAAGGTGTCGTACTGGGCGAACGAGGAACCGGCAGAGAAGATCATGCTGCGTATCGCACAATCGTACTTCGCTGTATTCAAGTCAGAAATGCGTGGCCCGATGCGCGAGGACTTCGTACGTCGCTACGCAGAAGAGATAGCGCCCTACCTGACGATCATGGACTCGGTGGGTACGTCTATCGAAGAACTCGACGACTATGCCAAACTCAACAAGCCCGACATCATCTTCGCTGATCAGCTAGATAAGTTTCGTATCGGCGGGGAGTACAATCGTGGTGACGAGCGTCTCAAGCAAACGTACGTCCTTGCGCGTGAGATAGCGAAGCGTAACAAATGCCTTGTCTGGGCCGTCAGTCAGGCAAGCTACGAGGCGCACGACCGTCAATTTATTGACTACTCTATGCTCGACAACTCACGTACGGGTAAGGCGGGAGAGGCGGACATCATCATCGGTATCGGCAAGACCGGATCGAGTGAAGTAGAGAACACCGTGCGGCATATCTGTATCTCGAAGAACAAGCTGAATGGTTACCACGGCATGATCAACTCACAGATCGACGTACGCAGAGGGGTATATTACTGATGGTTAAAAAAGAAAATGAAGAGATACTTAAGAGACTATTCGACGAAGAGTATCTGGCTGCACGGAAGCGGTGGCCTGACTTAAGCGAAGAACAGATATACAAGTTTGCGGAGTTCTTCGCACGCCTGAGATTCGAGGAGCTAGAATGAACGGTATCGTATTCGACGTAGAAACGACGCACACGGCCAAAGCGAACGGTAGCAGTACCCCCCTACCATATTTCGGCAACCGCCTTGTATCGATAGGATGGCGCTGGATACGTGAGCCGTACATGTACTACGACTGCTACTCGCACTCGACTGAGCCACCCACTCCTGATGCGTTCACAAGATTTCAAGATGCCTTGAACTTTTGTGACATTCTTGTGGGTCACAACATCAAATTCGACCTACAGTGGATACGCGCGTGTGGGTTTGTGTACGAGGGTGAAGTTTATGATACGATGGTTGCGGAGTATATTCTATCACGAGCGAGGCGTTGGCCTCTTGGACTTGCTGCTCTTGCAGAAAAGTATGACGTTACCAAGAAAGAGAAAGACATGGTCGCGCCGTATCTTGAGAAGGGGGTCACGTTCTACGATATACCGTGGGAGGTGATCGAAGAGTACGGACGGGCTGACGTACTCGCTACACACGAGATAGCCCTCAAACAGCTAGATGCCTTTGGCACCACATACGGAGATATTTATGCAGACAAAAAGTGGGCTAGTCCCGACACTGCGCCTGTCCTTTGAGATGACGGACGCCCTCGCGTCTATCGAACAGGAAGGCTTGAAGATAAACCTCGACACACTCGAAGAAATCGAACGAGCGTATAAGCAGGAGATGGATGGCTTAGAGGTGCGTCTCAAGGAACTCGCACAGGATGCGGTAGGAGACACACCTGTCAATCTTGCGAGTCCGGATGATCGGTCGATGCTTCTGTACTCCCGTCGCGTCACGAACAAGCAGGAGTGGGCAGCGACGTTCAACTTAGGTACGGAGCGGCGTGGTGCTACAGTGAAGCCTAAGATGCGTCGGCGTATGTCACGCAAGGAGTTCAATCGTAATGTTGGCCGCCTGACTGAAGTTGCTTACAAGACCCGTGCAGAGCGATGCGCGGGTTGTCTCGGTCACGGAAAAAACCGCCCCGTTCGTAAGGACGGCACACCGAGTAAACTCGCTCGTAAGTGTAAGGGCTGCGGCGGTGCGGGTGTGATATACAAGTCGACAGGTGAGGTCGCAGGGTTTAGGCTCTTGCCCCGCACGACATACGACTTAGCGGCGGCAGGGTTTCGTACGGACAGGGACACACTCGACGAGCGGCGGGACGACTTACGGGGGGATGGTCGCGAGTTCGTGGAGTCGTACGTGCGGTACAACGCCTTGCGTACCTACCTCAACACGTTTGTCGAGGGGATAAAAAACAATGTGGACTCGAAGGGTTTCATCCATCCGGAATTCATGCAGTGTGTTACGGCGACGGGCAGGCTTTCGTCTCGCAATCCGAACTTCCAAAACATGCCACGCGGTTCGACATTCGCAATACGTAAGGTCGTCGAAAGTCGCTTCAGTGGTGGTTACATTCTTGAGGGGGACTACTCGCAGCTAGAGTTTCGTGTGGCCGGGTTCCTTGCGAAAGACAAGCAAGCGTACACCGATGTGAAAAACTTTGTCGACGTTCACAACTACACAGCGTCGGTCATCGGCTGCACTCGACAAGAGGCGAAGGCTCACACCTTCAAGCCCCTCTACGGCGGCACGTCCGGTACGGAGGATCAGAAAAGGTATTACGCTGCGTTCAAGGATAAGTATGCTGGCGTGACAGAATGGCACGAGGAGCTACAGCGGCAGGCCGTCACGAAGCGCGTCATCTCTCTTCCGTCCGGTCGGGAGTACGCGTTCCCCGATGCACGCTGGACAGAATACGGCACGGCTACAAATCGTACGGCGATATGCAACTATCCGGTGCAGGGCTTCGCCACTGCTGACTTACTACCTATCGCATTGGTTTCATTGCACAATGTTGTCAAGAGCGCAGGTATACGTAGTGTGATTTGTAACACTGTCCACGACTCTATCGTGATGGATGTACATCCGGATGAAAAGGACACGTGCATAGACTTGATGAAGCACGCGATGCTGTCGCTGCCGTTCGAAACTATGCGTCGTTACGGCTTGACGTACGACATGCCGGTTGGCATAGAATTGAAGATCGGAAAAAACTGGCTTGACTTACATGAAGTAGAACTATAAGATATCATACACCCTATATTTCCACAAAGGAGAAGGATTATGGATGGGACAGAAATGGTAGAAATACTCGGCGGTGATGACCTAAAGGAAATCATGCGCCTAACGGGACAGGCAGACGACTCACCAAAGGAGCGTGTAGGTCTTCCCCGACTAGGAATTAACTACGATCAGGAATCGGATGATGGGGAACCGCTCACGCGGGGAAACTGGAAGATGATGGTCGATGGTCGAAACGTCTATGCAAAAGAGGTTACGATCCAGCCCTTGATGCGGCGCTTCGAATATAGCGTGTGGGACTCAGAGATGAACGACGGGCGTGGCGGGTTCGCGGCGAAGTCTGTTCAGACCGACTCTCTTCGTGCATCGTTTCCCGACAGCAGTGGCGGTATTAAGTGTGGACGACTTTCAAGAGACGAGGAGGAGTCCCTAGACGAGGGTGATCCCCGTGTTCTTCTTTCTCGTAGCGTCGTCTGCAATCAAGTAATTTATGGGAAGATCAGCGGAGACTTCGAAGACTCTGCAGGTAATCCTGTCAAGCTCGATAAATTGCCGTTCGTCGCTTACTTCAAGAAGTCAGGCTTCAAGCCTATAGCAGACTTCATCGGCAGTCTGTCGAACCAGAGTAAACTGATGTGTCAGTGTCGTGTCTTACTGCGGACACATAAAAATAAACGCGGTAGTGTGATCTACTGGACTCCTGTGCCGACGTTAGTGGATACCGTACCACTAGATTCGGACGACAAGGACTTGATGATCAAGTTCGAGGAGACCATCAACGGTCACAATCAAATGATCCTGAAAGAGCATGGTGAGGCATCGAAGAAGCAGCTTGCGGATGAAGACTACGATCTCGCAGCAGACTTCAAAGATGCAGATGCTGCTTAATATTCAGGACTACATGACAAAAGTTATCCGGGGGGAGACAACCCTCTCCCCGGCTAACGTCGATTTGTTTGTTGAAGATTGTAAGAAGGCTGTCATAAGTCAGTTAGGCGGACGAGAGCGTAAGTATCGCATACGCATGTCCGGACTCGGAAAGCCCCTTTGTCAACAGGTGTGTGACAAGCACGGCATCGAAGAGACGATGCAGTACAACAGCATCATGCGCTTCCTGTACGGCGACATCACAGAAGCCCTTATGATGCTTGTCATGCGCGAAGCTGGTATCGACATCGTCGACTACCAAAGAGAGGTCGAACTCGATCTCGATGATCATCACATCACCGGCACGCTCGATGTCATCATACGTGACGGCGCGGGTGTCGAGAAGGTGTGGGACATCAAGTCAGCAAGCGACTGGGCCTTCAAGAACAAGTTCACTGGCTTCGGCGGCTACGAGGCTATGAAGACGGACGATCCCTTCGGCTACATCATGCAGGGCTTCCTGTATTCAGAAGCGGTAGGGCTACCGTTTGGCGGCTGGATAGTTATTAACAAGTCGAGTGGTGAAGTTGCTGTAGTAGAAACATACGACTGGATGGGTGAAGATAAAGAGCAGTATCTCGAAGACGCTAAAAAACGTATAAAGTTTCTTAGCAACCCCGACGTAGAAATGTTCCGTCCGTACACAGACGAATTCGAAACGTACAAACGTAAGGGCGAAGTGATACGTACAGGCAATAAGGTCTTACCTAAAGAGTGTGGCCTGTGTGGGTATAAGACACATTGTTGGCCGAATGCAGTCGTACATCCCCGCGTCACTTCACAGGCTAAGTCACCACCGATGGTGTGGTACTCACGCCTCAAGACACGAGAGATTTGATGGCGTACATTTTTATACGAGAGTACGACTTAGACCTTCTCGAACTCAACAAAGAGATGTATCACATGTACATCGAATCCCACAAGGGTGTGGGAGGAGATCGTCGAACTGTGTCTTTGCGTCAGCACGAGAGAGGATTACCCTTGACGTTACGTGAAAACTTCACGAAGGATGGAGTTATATCTTCTGATACCGAAAAGAGAGATATCATCACTGTCGAAAATGAGATACAAAATATAAGCAGGTTAGCTAACGCAGGAGTCAATGTATGTATCCCTCTGAACTCTTTGATAAACGAATGTTGCTTGATAGAAGCACGGTCACCAAAGGTGTCGGTGTACGTAATGAAACGCCTAGAGTCCGCCGGAATGCGTCTATGAAACAAAGCTCGGCCAAGAAGGCCGGGTTTCGTTCGAACTTCGAATTGAACTTAGCGCGTGCCCTCGCTGATCGTGGCATCACGTACGAGTATGAGTCAACAAAGCTGACCTACCTTCCTAAACCGCGAACCTATACACCCGACTTCTTTATACCCTCGACGAATATATACATCGAAGCGAAGGGACATCTCGACAAGGGCGACCGAGTGAAGATGCTTCTTGTAAAGGAACAGTATCCCGAACTTGATATACGTTTTGTGTTTTTGAATTCTCGTAATAAAATTTACAAGGGATCGAAGACGACCTACGCAGACTGGGCTACAAAGAACAAGTTCGACTGGGCGGAGGGATCGATACCAGAGGAGTGGTACAAATGAGTGACTTACAGCACGAATTAGAGAAGGCTTCTCTTCTTCCGGATCGATGGTACTTGATTATGAAAGAGGTAGAAGACGGCTTCACTATCGCAGCGTACGACACGATGAAGAGTGAAGACCTACAAGAAATGGGTTCTGTCATATTGTCCGGCGTCATCGAGTTGCTTCACAACGACTTCGACATGATATTCGAGGCGGGTATGGAAAGCGTGAAGCGCCAGCAGCAAGAGGTCAGTCTACAGACGGAGAATGGTGAGCTTGTCCTTGTGCGTGACGAGAACGTCGTTAGGGTAGATTTTGGGAAGAAACAATGAGACACGAAGACTACATGAAAGAAAGAATGCGAGAAGAGACTATGGCAAGTTTGCAGGGGGCAGCGAATGCTAACTGGGCGGCGGACATGGTCAACAATCCGCCTCACTACAACCAAGCAGGGGTTGAGTGCATCGACGCCATACGTGCTGCCACAGACGAAGGCTATCAATACTACCTGCAAGGAAACATAATAAAGTACCTTTGGCGTTACCGTTACAAGAACGGCGTCCAAGACCTAGAAAAGGCGAAGTGGTACTTAGATAAACTCATAGGGGAGATAGAAGATGAATAACATGTTGCCTACGCCGTATCAGCAATTCATACACAAGTCACGTTACGCACGCTGGCTCGACGATGAACAACGTCGTGAGAACTGGGACGAGACTGTAGAACGCTATTTGCAGTTCATGGTTGATCATGTCAAAGAGAAGCACGACTTCGATATGGAGGTGATGTGTCCCGGAGACATAAGTAAACTGCGGCAGGCAATACTTAGTCAGGATATCATGCCGTCGATGCGTGCCATGATGACTGCTGGTCCCGCTCTTGCACGGGACAACATCTGCGGGTACAATTGTAGCTACATTCCTGTTGACAGCCCTCGTGCGTTTGACGAGTGCATGTACATATTGATGTGTGGCACCGGCGTAGGCTTCTCTGTCGAGCGTGAAAACGTGGACAAACTGCCGGTGATTAGTGATGGAATGCAGTCAACAGACACGGTGATCAAAGTCGGCGACTCCAAGCCCGGATGGGCCAAAGCGTTGCGTGAACTGATTGCGCTGCTGTATGCAGGCCATATTCCGAAGTGGGACTTGTCCGACATACGCCCGTCTGGTGCGCGTCTAAAGACGATGGGTGGGCGTGCTTCTGGTCCGGGTCCGCTCGAAGATTTGTTTAATTTTGCTGTGCAACTATTTGTAAAGGCACAAGGTCGTCGTTTGTTTCCCATCGAGTGTCACGACTTGATGTGCAAAGTGGGTGAGGTCGTTGTAGTGGGTGGCGTACGTCGCTCCGCCTTGATCAGTCTGTCGAACCTGAACGACGATCAGATGGCACACGCTAAGTCCGGTGCGTGGTGGGAGAACGAAGGTCAACGTGCGTTGGCTAACAACTCTGTTGCCTACAAGGGCAAGCCCGAGATGGGTACGTTCATGCGCGAGTGGGTATCTTTGTATGAGTCTAAGTCAGGAGAACGGGGGCTATTCAACAGACAGGCTGCGGTAAAACAGGCTGCGCGGAATGGTCGTCGTAAAGTTCACGATAGGCCATTGATTGACGAAAATGACAGTCAGTACGTAGTTCATCCTCATCGTCGTGAAGAGACCTTCATTCAGTTCGGCACAAACCCCTGCTCCGAGATTATCCTGCGTCCTTATCAGTTTTGCAACCTTTCAGAGGTGGTTGTCCGTGACTACGACACACTAGAAGACCTAAAAGAAAAGGTCCATCTTGCGACTATTTTGGGCACGCTGCAGTCCACGCTCACTGACTTCAAGTATTTGAGGAAGATATGGAAAACCAACACAGAAGAAGAACGATTGTTGGGCGTGTCCTTGACTGGTATTATGGATCATCACGTCCTATCAAAAAACATCGACTCCGTTCGTTGGCTCGAAGACATGAAGCGCGTGGCTATAGACACAAACTGGGATTTGGCAACGAACGGACTTGGTATTCCACAGTCGGCTGCTATCACTTGTGTAAAACCGTCAGGCACTGTATCGCAACTGGTGGACGCTGCAAGCGGCATTCACGCTAGACACAGTAAGCACTACATACGCACAGTTCGCGGAGATAACAAAGACCCGCTGACACAATTCTTGAAGGAACAGGGTGTGTACAATGAACCGGATGTGACGAAGCCGGAAAATACGACTGTGTTCTCTTTTGCAATGGAGTCGCCTGATGGTGCGGTCACTCGCAATGATTTGACAGCTATCCAACAGCTAGAGCTTTGGAAGACGTATGCCGTCCACTGGTGCGAACACAAGCCGTCTGTGACCATTACGGTCAAAGAGGATGAATGGATGGAAGTGGGTGCTTGGGTGTACGAAAACTTTGACGTGGCGTCAGGCGTGTCGTTCCTACCACACAGTGATCATACCTATCAGCAAGCACCCTATCAGGACATCGAACGTGAAGATTATCTGGAGTGGCAGCAAGCGTATGGTCGCCTTGATATCGATTGGCAGGCGTTGTCTGAATACGAGCGGGAAGACAACACTTCTGGTTCTCGTGAGTTAGCCTGCACGGCTGGTGTGTGTGAAGTTGTTGACCTGAATGCGGCATGACCGACGGGGGAGACATGCCGACGTGGTGGCAGTGGTGGCTCATCGGGGCTATCACTGTCAACACCGTCATAAATCTTGTGGTGTTCTTCAAACACAGGTTCAAGCAAGATAGAAAACAGGAAAAAAGTGATGGGTAAGATATTTGTATTAGTGATCAGCGTGTGGGGCTTCACGGGCGACGAGTGGCAGTATATCGGCAATCAAATCGTACTCAATAAGGACATGACTAAAACACAGTGCGAGGCTATGGCCGATAACTGGACGCGTTGGGAAGACAACGAATACTATACCGTCTCTATCGAATGCCACGAGAAGGATGTCAAGACATGATCGAGGTTCCTATCACTCCTGACTTGCTGCGTCGTGCCCGACGAAAGACTGCCCACGTAGGCATCCTAGAGGGCAGTATAACGGGCAGTACAAGTCACGTGGTAGGGGCACTAGGGGAGCTTGTCGTAAGCGACCTCACGGGCGCTCTAGAGGCGAATAACAGGCATTATGATCTGTTGCTAGACGGCAAGCGCATCGACGTGAAGACGAAACGATGCAACACGAAGCCGCGACCGCACTACGATTGTACAATACCCGCGCACGGAACGAAGCAAGACTGCGACTCGTACGTATTCGTACGTATCAAGATCGACGGTTCGAAGGCGTGGATTTTAGGGGAGATTGATAAACGTACGTTTTACCGCAACGCGAAGTTCTATCGTCGTGGTGACATCGATCCGGACAACGGATTCGTATTCAAGGCGGACTGTTATAATCTCCCGATAGAGGAGTTAAATAATGTATAAGGCAATAGTTATGGTGTGTTCTATATACTTACCAGACGGACCCTGCTTCAACTTTATAGATGAACGGGGACCGTATCCTACAGAAGAACGATGTGAAGAACGTGTGATGGAGATGACAGAGGCTATACTTCCTATGCCTAAAGCTCTCCCACCACCACACGCGTACTCTTACAGGTGTGAAGTAGTAGGAGAACAGCTATGAAGGCGCAACTGTTTTCTCTCACTGCACACTTACGACAGGACGGCAACGTCGAACTCAACAAAGAGTCGGTGCGTCCGGAAGACCTAGAAAAAGAAATGGACACGGGAGTGCCTGACTATGAGGGCACACACTCCATCGTGTCCTTGTTACGTTATTTGAACTCGTCTGCTGACGAGATTATAGATAAATCAGCGAAATACGTTTAACGCTTTTTCATCGTCGCACCTGCGATGCGATCTGCTTTCGTAGGCTCGGGGTTTTTATCGATACCCGCTTTCACACTCAACATACCGAAGGGTGTCTTTTTACCCTTTGTCATCCCCCCCTTTGCCATCATGGGCATCGGTGACATCGGCGACATAGCTGTCTGTTGCTGACGCCTACGCTGCGTGTTTTGTTGCGTAGGGCTTGCGGACATCATTCCGCCGCCGTACGCTTTTTTTCGTTTAGCCATACCGCCGTACATCATCGGTTTACGTTTCGCGGCACCGCCATACATCATGGCCTTGCGTTGGCCGTTTGTGTACGTTTTCATTCGTTTTCTTCCTCTGTTGCTGCTGCTTGTTCTGCGGCACCTGCTAGTGCTGCTGCGGACTTATCTATAGCCGCTTGTACGTCCGGATCGAACTTACTGTCTTTCTGTTCTTCTTCTTCAGTCTGTGCGATCATTTGTTCGAGGGTTGGCAGCGAACCTCCGGAAGTTACCAACTCACGTGCTAAGTGTGCCTCCATCAAGATGCCAAGAGTCTTAACATCTTTCGGAGTTAAGGCTTCCGGATCCGTCAAGATTTTAGCCATGATCTCGGCTGCGCCCCTGTCAGACAAGGCTAGATCGAGAAGGTTGTTCTTGCTGAC